AGCTTCAAATTTTGTCACATCGCCTGAAGCGAGGCTATACAGTGAAGAATAGAATCCGTATTTTTCTGAGAATGCTTGACTGCTTGAAAGTATTCCTTCTTGAGTTTCTCCTGAGAATAATTCTGGATAAGACTCGAGAGTTCTTCTTTTAAATTCAGCAAAAAAAAAACAGCTCCTAAAGCTATGTCAAGAGGCATGTACTGCATGAATGTTTCTTTGTCTCCATCATATTCCTCAATCAAATAGGACCCATTAAATTCATCTTTAATTGGCCTGTATAAAACTCCCATCGCTTTGTCCATTGTGCTCCAATCGCTAGCAAACGAATCAACATCAACAAACTCACCAAATGTCATGTCTGTTAATTTCGGATGAAAACCATATTTAACTCCATGCATCTCAAACTTTGTTTTAAGCTTAGGTGTTTTATTAAACATTTCCGACAACACATCAGTCACCTTTTTTACTGAGTTGTATTTAAACTTATTTACATGCTTCAGAGGTACATCACAAAAGATTTCAATCATTTTTTTATACAAGAAATCTTCTTCATTGTCATCTGATAAAAGCTTAATAAATTTCTGATATTGCTTTAATGTCAATTCAGATAATTCATTAGGAACAGTAAGCTTAAAATTTTGCATTTTGTTTAGTATATATTATAAACGATTGAACTTTGATGATTCGGTCTAGGAATTACACAAAATGATATTGACCAGCATTTGGATTCTTTAATTGATAGCTTACTGCATATCTGATCGCATCGATTGCATGATTATATTTGTCAATCGGTGTTGAGCTCTTTTTTTCAAGCCAAGAATAATTATTCAGCTCTCTGATCAAGGGAACGCTCTCTGGTCCATCATCAATAATTAAATCATAATCCTGAAGCAGTGAAATTCCATATGTGATTGACCCTTGACCTTTAATTGCTGGAACAATGTTGAATGTTGTTTTAAGCTCATGAATAAGCCTAGGCTCAGCTGAATCGGCTACCAATAGAGATTGACCTACATGCTTTGAATAAAGCTCTCGTAGTTGTGAGGTTGTTAATCCAGGCAAATAAAAACACAGCTTTAAATAAATGATCCTATTGTTTTTATCAATGCTTGTTTTTACACAGGTGTTTTCATCTTTAGCAAATCCAAAATCAGCTCCAAAAACTGCTGGAGACACCTCTTGGAATTTGCCTAGCTTCCAGTTGTTAAATATGATCCCCTCGGCTTTGTCAATCCAATTGCCTTCAATAACGGCTGAATATCTCTCAGGCCTTCTCTGCTTCATTTGTTCTATCTGTTTGATATAACTGTCCGAAAGATTATTTGCGTTGTCTAGATACGTTGTATGAATGTAAGTTGTGTCTGCTTTGCTGAGGTTCGCTCCTGGATCAACTCCTTTGTCCTGATAAAAGCGTTTGTATATAAAATGCTCTTTAGTGCTTGGGTTTAACAATAGGATGATTCTGTTTTGCTTTTCTTTGCTTCTGACTGACAAATCAATCTTATCAAATGAGTCCTCATCAATCTCCTCAGCCTCCTCCATGCACCAGGTTGTCACACCTTGCAATGATTTGAGATTTGCTGTCTGGTCCCCTGAGCTGGTCTTTATACCTCTAAATATTATTTTGCTTCCGTTTTCGATGTTTACAATCTCATCCCTGGTGATTTTGAACTTTTGCTCAAGATTAAGCATTTCAATCTTCTCCTTAAATTCAGGAATGATCGACACCGATGCGGATCTCAGCGTGTACCTTGTGAAAAGAATAGTGTGACCAGCTTCTTCATGAATAAGACCCAAAAGAAAAACACCAGCAAAAAATGATTTTCCTGATCCACGCCCTCCAGTGAGTATTGTGTATCTGGTGTCATTCCAAAATAGTTTGTATTTAGGACTGAAATCAATCTTTATTGCCTGATCCATCCTTAAAATTGAAAAGCGTTCTAAAGTCCACAGAAGGGGTGTCTGAACTCACATCAATAGTTTCCTTGGGTTGACCATAAGCAGAGTCAAGAATTACCTTAGAGGCGGAAACATCACCTTGTCTGGCTTTTTTTAACAGAGCGAAATACAATAAATGTTCTTGACTCATGTTTTCACTTTCTCTGGTCACTGGATTTGTTCCCTCAGTTATAAGATTCAAAATCTCTTTTGCAATTGTGCTTCTATTTCGTGCACCCTTTGGCCTTCCTTTTGGATTGCCTGAAACTCCTTTTTTAAATTGATATTTTTTTATAGGATCATCTTTGCTCATATCGCTGTATTTTGGCTGTATTTGGTTTAAAACCTGCTCTCACAAGTTTGAATTGATGGGTATGGATTTTTCCCTGAATGATACCCAATCATCTCATTTATGTATTTTCTGTGATTTTCTTTTCTAGTGTATTTTAATACAGAAGTGTAATATTCTATCATGTCTTCGGGGGTTACTTCTCTTTTTTCTTTAATCATATATAGTAAGGCATAAATCAATTAATGGTAAATAAAGCACGTACATAATGCAGTCCTTTTGTTCGTAATGTCTAAACCCAAATAAGATGCCTGGATATATCCCAAGAGTCAGTTCCCAATCATTTTTCATTACGTTTGTTTTTTTTAGCAGAAACAGATAAAACTGCTGTTATTATTTTGCTCTGATTGAGGAAGCAAGAATTAAAGAACGTATCCTGTTTTTTCATATATCTTATTGTTAATCTTAATTTCTAATTGTGAATCTAGCTTTTGCATTCTATCTATTATCACTTGACAATATTTAGGATCAAGTTCCATTCCGTAGCACTTTCTTTTAAGTTGATGGGCGGCTACCATTGTTGAGCCAGAGCCTAGAAAAAAATCTGCTATTAATTTTGAGCTACTTTTAAAACGATTGACACACCAACTAATAAGATCAACTGGTTTTTGTGTCGGATGTACTCTGTTAGTTTTTTCAGAGGCTTTTGTATATTGCCTAACAACACTCCTAGCATTTGACCAAGCCAACTCGCAGTCCGTTTGATCGCTTTGACCATTGTTTTTATCCCAAACAATCCAACACTCTGAATCTGGCAAACAGCTTGAGTAATAGTTTGCTCCCCACCAAACATGCAGCGAGTCAGGATACAGTGAATAAATTAAATTAAATGAATCTTTAGCAGCATCAGTATTGTCATCTCCTATTATGTCATTGCTATAATTTTTACTTAAAACACCACTTTTTGAAACTGCATTCATTCCATAAGGAGGATCCGTAAAAACCATGTCCGCTCTTTCTCCATTCATTAGCTTTGCCACTTGGTCGCTGTCAGTACTGTCTCCACAAAGTAATCGGTGTTCGCCTATCTCTATCAAATCTCCTAATACTACATCTACCTGCATATCGTCAGGCTCTGTATAATCGTCTTCGGTTGCTTCGGGTTCGGGTTCGTCAAACATTGGTGGTAAATCTAAACCCCAATCGTTTAAATCGTCTAGGTCCCAATCATTAGCAAGTGCATCCCAATCCCATTCACCAAAGCCTGAATTATCTTTAATGATAAATTCTTTTTGCTTTGCCTCGTTCCAATCAACTTGATCAATCCATATTTCTTTGAGTCCTGCTTCCTCTGCTGCTCTTAGTCTCATATTACCTCCCAGAACAACTAAGTCTTTATTAACTACTAGAGGGCGTTTCTCAAGCATCTCTGGAAACTCCTTGATTGATTTGACTAGCAAATGATATTTTACATCTTTGATTAACCTTGGATTTTCAGGATGCTTTTTAAGTTTGTATATTTTTTCAAGTCTTTTATCCTGCATAATCTTGTAATTTTTCTCTGAGGTTTTGTATTATTCCAGCTAGGCATGGAGCACAACTTGACGGAATCTGATTGTCTTTGTTTACCCGATTGTAAATTGCATATATCATATCTCGCTGCTCATATGAATCAAGCTTTGAATTGTTGTATTTTTTAAAGAAATCTGTCAAATAATTAAACTCATCCTTTTTTAGCATGCCTTTTGACGGAAACCACTCATTAAGTATTTCTTGTCTTTTATTACAATTGCAAGGCTTGTCTGTGATCTCAGATACTTTGTCAACAATTTTTTTTATTCCAGATGCTTTTGTGAATTTTGCAATTTTATCTCCGAGCCCCTTATCTTTCATAATACTTGTCTTTAAACTTATTTTTAATTTTTACTTTACATCTTTTTACTGTTCTGTAAATTGTAGAAATTGAGAGTTTTGTTTCATTACTCATTAATGTTTTGTGTTCTTTGAATTCATATCGATAGAGATTAAATAATTTTTTATCAAACCAATAAAAAGTGTCGACATAATCATTTACATCTTTTAAAATTGTTTTATCAAAGTCTTCATCAATTGACTCTTGAATTATGTTTTGCTTTTCTCTTTTACTTAGTTTTATGTGGTCAAATCTTTTGTATTTATTTTCTCTTCTTAATTTGTCAATAAACATGTTTTTCAATGTTGTATATATATTCAACGATTGGCCATTGTAAAATCGGTCAAGAAATTTTTGGACCTCAGCAGGCTTATCTTCTATTTTGTCAATCTCATTTTGAATTTTTACATATAAATCATGAGTAAGATCTTCATGATACATACCTTTTTTTCTAGTGTAATTGTATTCGATGCGTTCCACTAGCGTTTTTATTTCATCATAATTATCCCAGATGATTTTTAAAGCTTCTTTTTTTGTCATGTTTTTTTATTTAGAGCTTTGTATTTTTCAATTATTTCGATTAGATAAAACCGATCCCATTTAAACCTAGACCTTTTACTCATCTGATTTGTGAGCTCGAGTTTGTCAAATCGATCCTGACCAATCCTGTTAATCAGTTCTGTTCGGTATGGAAGAAGATTTCCAGAAAGAAAGTAATTGCATTTTTTGCACTGGCCATGAACATTTTCCTGGTTGAATCTTGTTTCTGGGAAATTTCCTGCTGAATAAAAGTGACCAGCCTGGAGTGTTGTGTATTTGCCACAGGAGACACAAGGCTTTTCTTTGTCTCTCTCTCTGATAAATTTGTGGAAGTGTCGGACAGCTGTTGCTTTGAGCTGGCTCAGTGTCTTTCCTTTATATTTTTGAATGTTCATACTCGATTTTTTATAATCGAGCGAGTGGCTTTGTAAATAAAAGAATTATCTCATTAACAATTTTGGCTAATTTAGCTGAGTTATTAACCAAAAACCCCAGGATTTCTCCTAGGGTTCTGATCTAAAAACTAAAAACTAAAAATGAAAAATTTGATCAGTAAGGTTGATCAGTCCATGTTTTAAAAAGGGAGATCATCATCTTTTTTTTGTGCTGGCTCAGTTCCAGAAATTATCTGATTTGTAGTGTCCCAGTCATGAGCAGTCTTTTTGATGCTGGCTAATTTGTCAGAGTTGTAATATTTGACAACTCCCTCTGGACTGACCCATTTGTTTCCTGAGACCCAGAAATCGACTGTGACCTTGTCTCCCTTGACAATATTGTCCAGCTCAGCACATTTGTCCTTTATTGCCTCGATCATTCTGTATTGAGTAAATTCCTTAGCATTGTTTGTGATGACGAGTTCTCGCTTTTGGAATCCTGTAGATCCGATTGTTTGTGTTTGACCGACAGATACAACTGTCCAGTCTTCGATTGATAGTGGTTTATTCATAATTTATTTGATTTTACAGGTTATTTATTTAAATATCTTGGGACATCCGTTTCTTTTGAAATTATTTTATCATGTTTCATTCGTGCCTCCTGTGCTCCGATGTTCATTCTTTCCTCTGAGTAAATAGCTAGCCAGGACATGATCTTTGTGATTGAGAGTGATTCATACATTTCACCAAACTCTCCTTTGATAATCCTGGTGAAAAACAATGCCAGGTCTGTGGATTTTAAATAGTAATAATCTTCCATGATCATTTGTGCTGTCATAAGAATCTGAGCATTTGTCATCGGTTTGTTGAGGTCCATCATCTCATTAAGCTCGATGAGCCATTTTACAATCTGTCGGACAACCTCCTCTTTGCCAAAAGCCCTTCCGTCTTCAACTGTTCTAGACATTGCTGCAAGCGTTGGAACTTTTGCTTTGCGTGCCTGGTCAACTGTTTTGATTTTGTTGCTTAGGTAATTATTAACCAGCAGAGAGTCCGAGCTCTTCTCTGAGAGCTGAATAATTTGTTTTCGATTTTCCATGTGTTTTGTTGTTTATAATATTTTCAAAAACCTCATCTTCCCAGCCCTTATTTCTGAGATAGGTCTCTGGGTTCTTTCGATATGCCTTATCTGGGGTACTGGCGATGTATTTGTCCAGATGGTCCACAATAGACTCTCTATCTGTTTGTCTGATTTGTTTCCATATCTTTTGACATTTAGGCTTTCCGACCTTTTTATTGTATTGATTCCAGAAGTCTTCAAAAGTTGGAAAGATCTCGACTTTGTTTTTTTCATCTTGATTTTTAGTTTTAATTATAATATCATTTACATTTTCATTTTCATTTTCCATATGTGAAACATATGATGATGATATGTTTGACATATGTTTATTAGATTTTGATGCTCTATTTTTTCTTCTAGATTCGCTGTATGCCTTGCGTTTAGTAATACTTTCAGCAACCCAAGGGATCTGAAATCCATCAGCAGACTCCTCAAGAACAGACATGATTTCCTCCTGTTGATCATCATTCAGACGTTTTATGAAAAATTTAAGACGTTGCTGTGATATACATATGTTTCTCATATGTTCACACATGATCCTGTCATATGCAACTTGAGACTCTTCAGATAAAACCTGAGTGTCTCTGAGATAATCTCCAGGATAAAATAAAAAGGCTGGATCTTTGCTCATGTTGTTTCTAGTTTTTGATCTTCCAAAATAAATTCTAGGCTGTCCATGATCCCTGGCTCATAATTGATCATGTAGATGTAAATCTCTTCAACCTTTGAAAGTGGTGCGGCTCTTATGTATTCTGTTAAAAAATCTCTGAGAGTTTCATCAGGCTCATTGTTTAAAATACCGTCTAGCCTAGTGCTGATTGATGTGTATTCATCAACATAAATTCGATCATAAGATGAAATGTTTGAAAAGGTCTGAAGCCCATGTGTCACTGAAGCATGATCTCGGCCTGTAAACCATCCTAAATCATTTCTAGTAAGCTTGTATCTAGTTGTACAATAGCGAAAAAAGAATGTTCTTGCTTTTACATAATCAGCTGTCCTGTTTCTGTCAAGTATATTGTTAATCTGAAACATTTCATTTATCTCATTGACAACTGGAGTTAGCATTGCTTTGAGCAAAGCTTGACGTGTCTTTGTTGGAATTGTTATTGCCATATTTTATAAATTAAGAAGGGAGGACAAACAAAGCCACTCGCTCAATCCTCCCTGGTTTTAATGTGTTGATTTTATTGTTAGATAAGCTTTGCTGTTTTTTGTGCTTGGCAAAGCAATTAGTTCTCCATTTTTGTCTGGAGCTGCTAAAACTTGCTGACCATTTAGCTCAACTAACTCAGAAAACCCATCAGCATCAGCTGATTTTCGCATTGCTTTTAAATTTTCTTTTAGCCTTTTAACCTCAGCCTCCATTTCAACAACACCCTGGCAATTTTTAAAATCCCATGTTGTGCGGCCTTGTACAACTCCGATCTGATATCCATGATGAGAAAATGTCTTTGCTCCATGCAATTGAGCCTGGTCCATTGCTAGCTCTTGAATTTGATCGTTTGCTGCTTTTAATTGTTTAGCTATGTCATTAAATGCAATAAAAACATTTAAAGGATCAATGTCTCCATTTACAGCATCATGAACAGCCTTCTCAATAAAAAGCTTTCCAGCTCTTCTGTTCTTTTGTAATGTTGACATTTTTTGATTTGATAGTTCTTCCATTTCGTTCATTTCAATTTCTTTTAGAATTTCTATATCGATCTCATCGGCCTGGGATGTGATCCATGCTTCTGCTAATTTGCTCATGATGCTATTTTTTCAGGTTCTAGTGCATTATCTACTGTATCCATTGCAATCCACAGATCTCTTAAAGTATCAACCATTTCATCTGTAAAATCATAATGCTTAGACAGATTTAATTCATACTGATCCCAAGTCAAGTCTGCATACCTTTTGACCAGGCTTTTCTTTTCAGTGTCAAAATCTTTTTGAGCTTTGTCCTGTCTGGTGATAGCGTTTTGAACCTCATCAAAAGATGCAAGTCCATGAGCAGGGAGTCCGATTGCTGCTTTTCCAAGAGCTGTTCCCACTGCTGACGTGTAACAATTCTCAAGAGCATGAGTTTGATTTGCTCCTCTCCCTTTGTTTGGCTCAGATGCTATCCCATCATAAATTGAGGGAGCGTTGTCTTTGCCTTCAAAGTAGATTGATATTTGAACAATGCATTTCCATTCATTGATCTGAGCTATAAATTCAGACCCTAGGATCTTGACATCATAGTCATAATTCTCAGCGACAAAACGTATTCTGTCTTTTACTTCTGAATAGGATTTTCCTTTCAGGTTCATCACAGGCAGCTGTGTGAGCCTGTGTTTCATGTGTGGTTTGTGTGTGTGTGACATTTGTGATTAATTTAAAGTTCTAAATGAATAAGTCTTTTAATTTCTGCTCTAGGAATTAAAGTTGATCCTCCAAGATTGACTGTTTTAATTTGACCTTTTGAAATTGCTAGATCAAATGTTTTTCTTGACAGTCCAAGGATTTTCATCGCTTCTGATTTTTTCAAAAGCTGTGGCTGATTTAATTTAATTGTTTTGTTGAGGTCCATAATCCGAGCAATTGATTTGTCAACTGCTGCTTCAAATTCTGAGATCGGAGTCATTCCATGTTCTCTCTCCATTGCTTTTATTTGTTCTGCTGTAAATGTTCCCATTTATAATGTGATTTTGTCTTTGATTAAATTGACTATTGTTTTGTGCTGTTTTTGTGAAACTTTAATGACTTTTTTGTGATCTACATGGTCAATAATTGAAAAGAAAAAGACACTCTTTTCGATTTTTTTTGATTGATTCATGTACCCAGAAACCTGAAAAGTGTAATCATTAGAACAAAAAACCTCATGTCTAAACTCAACAGATGTAGTGCCGTCAGTGTTTTTTGCTGGCTTTCCAACTATTCTGATTGTTTGCAATTCTGTTAAATACTCTGTGATGTTTTTGAACACCTTTTTGTCTAAGTTTTGTAAATTAGTAGTAGGAGAATAGGTCATAAAAATTGATACGTTTTGATATTTATATTGCAATAATAATCAAAAATATCAATATATACATAATTTTTTCACATTTTATTCAATAAAACCATGAGTAGCAGAACACCATCGCAAAGATTAAAAGCATTTTTTGACTCCACGACATTGAGTGTCAGAGAGTTTGCAAAAGAAATTGGAAACGAACAAAAATATCGAACACTTTATGATGTTTTTAATGGAAAGCGAGATCCTAGTTCCAAACTCGTCAAAACAATCATCAGAAGATTCCCACAACTTTCCTATGATTGGGTGTTTGTCGGAGCTGGAGAAATGTTGACAGAGGGTGGGGACATGATGAGATCAGTTCATGATCATGAGCTTTCTGTCCAGGCTCGTTTTGTTCAAACAATGGATCGAATTGACAAGATTGAATTTTCAATCAATGAACTGGCAAACAGAATCGAGAGAGCGATGTCACACCAGGCTGAGATGACAAACATCTTTTTCACAAAGATTGACAGCATGACCAACAGCCACAAAAAAATGATAGATGGTGCAAATGAATTGCATGATGACATAAAAAACACTCAAAAAATTGTCCAAAGGCTTGAAGATACTGATCATAAATTGACTGAGGAGGTGTCTATCGCCTTAAAAGCATCAACTGAAATATCAAAAAAAATCATGTGGAATAGAGAGCAGGCAGCAGCTGAGGTCGCTGAGATGAAAATAATTGCTCTCAAGATATTGGACAGTCACAATTCTAATCAAAAACCCTAGTGGCTTGATCCATGACAGAATCCAGGTTTAATTTTTTATATTTTTTAAGTGTCTTGGGGTCTCTGATCCCTGTGATGGACATGATGATATGATCGGGCATTCCTTTCTCTGAGGATAGCGTGATGAAAGTTCGTCTGGCTGTGTGTGATGTGACAATCTCCCAGCGTTGGAATCGCTCGATCATTTTTTTTGACCCTAGGTATTTTGTCTTTTTAACCTCATCAACAAACCCTGCTTTCTTGCAGATCTGCTGAATTGCCTTGTTGAATTTCTGTGATGATACTGTTCTGATCTCCCAGTTGTATTTGTCCAGGAGCTGTTCCAGTTTTGGATGGAGTGGGATGTATGAATTTGTCTCAGTTTTTTCAGCTCTCTTGATGATCATTCCTTTCCTGACATCAGCTTTCTCAAAAACAGAATAGTCTGAAAACCTTTGTCCAGAGTACACACCGATCAGAAATATGTCCCTGTGCATGTCGAGCCTATGATCCAGCTTTATTGTTTCCAGGATTTTGATCTCCTCTTGAGTGAGAGCAATGTCATCTGTGTCTCGTTTAGTGATCTTGATTTTTTTGTAATCATCAGGAACCTTTCGTCCATTTCTTTGATTCCAGATCAAAAATGTTTTGAAAAAATTGATGTTTCTGTGGAGTGTGTTGTCTGTGAGTTGATAGTGCTCTCTTAAAAATGTGACGTAATTAATCAAAACAGAATAGGTCACATCCTGGAGTTTCATTTTTTTCTTGCCCTGGAATTTTTTCCATTTGTCTCTGGTTTGCGTGTACTTTTCGACAGTTCCTGGTGTAAGTGTCCCGAGATCTTTTATCTCCTGGAGATACTCTTCAAACAGCTCCAGAACAGTCTCAGGTTTTTTCTCCTGGACATGAAAATACTCATCGAGCTTTGCTTTGAAATTGTCTTTTGTGAGTGCTGATCCATAAAGATCTCGAATCCTTTCCACTGCGAACTCATATTCATTGAGGATCAGATTGAGCTTTCGATTGCGATCTCCCTGAGCTCCTCTCATTGTTTTGGCTCTCCTGGTCTTTTTGTTCCAGTGTTCTGGTTTTATTGATCTGCCAGTGCTATATTTGAAAGGCGATTTCATTCCAGGCAATTCCATCTCAATTCTAATGGTTGTGGTTTCAGCAAAAGGTTTTGACAATGCAAATCTCATCGGTGGGTGGTCAGGTGGGTGGTTTATATTGGGTAAATGTAAGGAAATAGTATTATATTGTCCCCACAAACAAACGATTTCCCCAAATATGACAAGATGTCCCCAAAAAGTCCGAGTCCCTCTTTCTCCGCAAATATACCCCGAGAGCTCAATGTTTTCGGGGTTTTGTTTTTTTGGTGGGTGGTCAGGTGGGTGGTTCGGTCTTTTTTAGCCTTAAAAGATGTGACTTATCCGAGCGATTTGACCATGTTCTGGATCATGCAAAAATCCCTCAATTGCTTTGATGGATCGATAGCCATTTCGATCATGCCAGGAATCTGTTCCAGAAGCTGATCTCAGAGATTCAATGTTGACCTTTCCGATGTCTTTGGATGTTTTGTGGTGCACATGGTGTGTGTAAATGTGGCGATGTGTTGTGATTGCCCATTCACCAGGTGCCTCCTCAGCCATTAACAAAGGGAGATCATTCTGTTTTGCTCCATCGCCATGAGTTGCTCCGATAAGGTTTTTTCCATAGCGAAAATATTTTCGATGAGCAATAGAACAGTCAAAGGTAATGTTTTCATTTTTATGAAACCAGGTTTTAATCACATCAGCCAGGAAAAATCCTTGAGTGTAGTCGTGATTTGATGGGCAAAAAAGGAAATGGACATCAGCAACTGTGATCAATTTCTCAAGGACCTGGATCATCACATCCTTTGCTGTCAGATAATTTTCATACCACATTCCGTCAGTGTCCTGGCTTGTTCCAGATGTTGTTGTTCTCTTTGCATTATCAGTGTGCAAAATATCATTCCCCCCGATAAACAGGATCTGATCAATGTTGAATGAGGATGTTTTATCTAGGATCCCTTGGACTCCCTCATGAACTCTCTGAGATGCAATCTTGACATCGTATGCATCACCAGTCTCAAATGCTGTTGCAAGTTTTCCGATGTGAATGTCTGCTGGATCAATGACCAGGAGATGACCATGATCAGGCTGTTCTCTCTCGAGCTTTGGATACTCTGGAGCAGCTGCAATCATCTCATCCTTTAGCTCGTCAAATATCTGCTGATATGTTTTGCCATGATTTTTGACAAACATTGAAATGTGTTTTGATTTGTGCCAGTAATGTTTAATGTCTTTTGCTGGCACCCCTAAACGATCAGCTTCTTCTTGAAGCACTTTGTGATCATCACCAAATAAAATACCAAGATCTTTTGGTGTTAACTGTCTGAACCTATGTGTATATTTTTCAAAGTAATTTGGTAATCTGAAGACTTTTGTGTTTCTTTTTTTCATAATTACTTCACTTTATCTTTAATTTTTTCAAAAGTTCTTAATCCTCCAAGCCCTAGCATTCCAAGCAATACAGTCATCAAATGTTCCATCTGTAAAGCTGGCGGAACTGTCTCTGGCTTTAATGCCCAAATAAATAAATCTCGAATGACAAAATTATAAGCTAAAGCAACACCACAGACCCACCCTATGAATGGCCTCCAGCCTGCAACAAACACAGTTCTGTGACCTGCTTCAATTTCATTGATTTTTGTTTGGATTTCAATCAGTTGATTTGGATCAAGCTCTTTTCCTTTTATAGCTTCTCTAATTTCCCAGGCTAAGTTTCCAGCAACTGATTTTCTACTGTCTCCGCCTTTTAATAATCCTAAAAGTATTTTTAACATAATTCGGTCCTATTAATAAACCCATGTCACCCGATCAAATTTCGCTGGATCGTTATCAACATGAATAAATGTTTTAGCGACACCAATTCTATTGAATCCAGCTTTGATCAGTGCATCAACAATGATAAATCTTTCTCTTGATCCTGTACAATGAATGTCTGCTGCTTGTCCAAACAAATGGCTGCTTTCTTTTTTTCCTCCGACATACTCATTATGAGACTTAGATCTAAAGCCTGAATTAATTTTAAAAGGTATTCCAGCAATGCCTCGAGCATCATCGATCATTTGTAAAAATGGGTCCTGCATAAATTTTCCACTGCCAGGATCATCGGGTGAATCAAATTCAGATAATTCAAAGTTTATCATATCAAAACAAATACATAAATTAAACACAAAGCAACAATGATAATAATCATTTGATTTTGCACATTAAAAGAGTTCCACTTTTTTAAAAATTTATCAATCATGTTTTTATTTTTTTAGGTTTTCTTTTACAGCATCTCTATCGTCAAAATCTAGTGCAGCCTTTAGAATAATTTTATCCATTACATTATCTTGATTTTCAAGCATCTGTTTTTGTAATTCAATTACCATACTTTCAAGATTGTCTTTTGCTGCAACCAATAACTCTATTTGGTTTTCTTTCTTTTCTAAACTAGACTTTAAGGCATTTACATCATCAGGCTTTGCTCCAGTGATTGTACTAACAACAATTCCGATAGATGCACTAATAGTTCCAATTAACATCATTACAACCTCCTTGTTTGTATCTAATACAGGATATTGCATCAATATAAATATGATTGCCATTACTAATAGGAATATGAATAAACTCCCTATGTAGTGACGTAATTCTCTCGCTACTCCATTTTTTGGTAGATTCATTTATTTAGTTGTTTATAGATGTTAATACCTGTGTAAAGTATTGTCATTATTAATACTATTGTTTGCAGTATTGGA